GGACTTAAAACCGGAAGAGTTCATCGCAGCTTCTAAATTTATAAACGATACAATCCACATGCATGTGATGAGTTCGTTATTGGCAATAACCTCAAAAAAGTAGACGATGGCAAAGGATCCTGCATTTTTGTTTTATTCGTCAGATTGGTTGTCCGGTACAGCTGAAATGCTTCCTGAGGAAAAGGGAGTTTATATTGACCTGTTGGCATATCAACACCTAAAAGGGTCACTCCCAATAGATACGAGGAGGTTGGCCAGATTGGTCAGGATGTCAGAACCCGAGTTTATGGTTATTTGGGATAATGTTAAACAACATTTTAACCAAATGGACAACCAATTGGTTAACGAACGGTTAACCAAGGTTATGACCGAACGAAAAACCTACTCTCAAAAATTGATGATAACAGGAATATTCGCCAGCCTGATAAAAAAGCACAATAATAAATTTCAAATTGAAACAATAAAGAAAGCTTTTAATGTTCAGGACTTTATGTATGTAGAAAAAGAATTGGTAAAAGAAATGGTTAACCAATGGTATAACCAAATGGTTATCCAAATGGATAACAATTTAGAAGATGAAGATGTAATTGAAAATGAAGATAAAAGTATATTGGGGTCACCTCCTGAAAAACAGTTGAAAAAACCTGTAAGGAAAAAAGAACCGCTAAACACAGAAATAATACTCCCTTTTCAATCCGAAGAGTTCAAAGCAAAATGGTTCATCTGGAAATCGTATAAAAAGAAAGAACATCAGTTTAGTTATAAATCCCCGGAGTCTGAAAAGGCATCATTAACCGAATTATACAACCTGTCAACCGGAGACGAACAAACAGCAATTAAAATAATAGATCAAAGCCTTGCAAAAGGTTGGAAAGGATTTTTTAAGCTTAAAACTAACATTGAAAAAAATGTCAAATCTAATAACAACAACTGGGCAGAAAGCGTTATCTCAATGGGACAAAGCATTATCGATCAGGAGCGTGACACCACTCCTTATTGAGGCTACCAATGAAGATATCATCCAGATGATCCGCAGGTTCTATGTCAAGATGGGTATCATGACAGTTCCAACAACAGATATGCTTTTGGTGTTGATTCACAGCATACGTGAAGGGTTCGGAAACTGGAGGATATCACAGGTGGAACACGCCTTTGATTTAGGCCTTCAGGGTTCCTTGGAAATAAGTATGAACTTGTATAATAAGCCGTTTAACGTTGTATTTCTCGCACAACTAATGGCCTCATACAAGGCTTTTATCACTCCGGTTCTCGAAAAGGAAAATAACAAACAGGCTGAACAGGTACCACCAAGCGAAGAGGAACAAAAAGAAATTTCTATAAAAGCGATTGATAAATGTTTCGATCATTTCAAGGTTACCGGAAACCTGCTTAATTTTGGAAATACAATCTACAACGACCTTAAGGACAAGTTCAATTATGATGATGCTGATTTCATTGAGCAGGCAAAATCAATTTTGAAAAACCGGATTGATAAACAATTGGAAAGGGCTGTTTTCAAAAAGGACCTTGAGAGTGCAATTGCATCAATTGAAGTTGGAAATGTAGATGATAGTACTGAAAAAATGCTCAAACGCATCATTTGCGACCTGAAGCTAAAGAAGTTCTTTAATGAACTCATTGAAATGGAGATGAACCCTTTAGATTTTATGTATGAAAGGTTATGATAAGCTTAAACCGTATTTTAAACGGTTGGTTAAGGGCGAAGACATAAAATTGAATGTAGTTGCCCCAAAGGTTGGCGTGAGTTATGGACATGCACTCAAAGCGTTGAGCGTTTATCTTCAAGAGTCAAAGCCTGTAAAGATCAAGGCTGTGTTTAGAATGCCGGATGGGAGGATTGAAACGTACGGGATGGATAATAAACTAATTGAATCATTGTCTGGTAAATACTCAGTAAAACTGTTTAAGGAAATATCCAGCAGAGCTGGTGACGAAACTAAATGGAGTGGATTTGATAATTAAACATTTTTTAGCGATGGCAATTTGTAAGCATAAATGGGTGTACAGTAGGTCAGATTCTTACTGGAGATTTAACGGGCGAAATTCCCGTGAATATTACCATGCAGATTACTATTTCTGCGAGAAATGTCTTGAAGAAAAGGTAATTGAAAAAAGACATTCGTGTTATGATTCTGAAACATGGAAACTGCCCGATTGGGCAAAATTAATCACTAAAAAAGTAGCAGGATATGAATAAAGAAACATTAGCTGAACTGATTAACGGTAGAGCCTACCGTAATGAAATGCACAAAGAAGAAGAGCAAATCGCAAAAGAAAGCGGTTTAGTGGTAATTTTTGGTGCGAGTGATGACCTTGTAGAATTTCGTGGAGCAATTTATGATGAAATAGATGCCGATAATGGTACTCATTTCATCATCGCAACTCCTGGAACTGAAATTCCGGTTGATGAAAATCACGAAACATTCCGAAAGGCAAAACAACTTGAAGCCATTCCTATTGAAGAAGAAAGCCAAACAAAAAAGAACAGATTTGAAGCTATTTGGTCGCCTGATGAACCAGAATGCTCATGGCTTATTAAAACCGATTTGCCTCATTCTACTTTCGATATTATGGAAGATGGTGAATTGTATTGTCGTGGACTTATAATAGAAGTAGCAGCTCTTTCTTGTGGCACGTCAAATATTGATGATGACGATTGTGTTTATTGTAAAGATTGTGGGGAGGAAATGGAATGGCAGGAGTGTTGTAGTTGTGGCGGTGACGGAGGTCGAGGTTGGGAAGACCTACAATTTGAGGACCCACTTTGGTATTCTCCAGATGATTTTATTGAATGTGATTTGTGCGAAGGGAAGAGTGGTATGTGGATATGCCCGAATAAAAACTGTTGTTAGCTATTATTGCTAACGGCTTGCAGCTAACGTCCGCAGGTATATGCAGTTGCGGACTACGAAGCAATTAACTATCAAATTATTAATAACTTAAATACGAGAACGAATGAACGAATTACAACAGAAACCGCAATTGAATATACCTGTTGTTATCGGTTCGGCTTTTATTCCGTCCGATTTCAGAATTGGAAACTATGTTCAATCAAAAGAATGGAAAGGCATTGCACAAATTGAAGGGATTGAAATTCTAAAAGATAGAATTGATTTTAAAGTCAAAGGATACATTCATTCTATAATCGAAGGTAAATACTTTGATTTAGAGAAAATTACATTAACTGATGAGTTGATTCAGAAATTAGGATTTAAGCGATTTGAAAGTGATGGCGTTGTTGGCTTTGATTCTTTTGAACCAGAAGAAAAAACGATATGGTACGACAAAGGAAAATTTACAATTGTTCAATGGGGCGAAAACACGCCATTCTTTTTCTCTAATCACAATTTAAGAATTGAACTTAAATTCGTTCATCAATTGCAAAATTTATTTTACGCTGTCGAATGTTCGGAACTGTCTTTAAGCTGACCGATAACGAGCGCATAAACACATTGTGTTTATTTTCTATTACCGTTTTTAAACGGTTAAAACGGAATAATAGTAATAAATCTCTTCTACTCAAAACAAGCTCATAAAAAAAAACATTTTCAACACTTGAAAATGAATTTTATTCGTATATTGTACTGGAAATAAGATTGTAACAATAAGACACATAAAAGGTGATTGATTGTTTTTGAATAGGAACAATATAATATAAAAGTGTAATTTCTGACTAAAGGACTCGGATTGCAAATGAAAGAAATTTCAGTTTATAATATTTCAAATCTACCCACCTGCAACTTTGAACTTTTCAAAGAGCTTCAACAGGATTTTAAGGTTAGTGATCCGCTAAAAGAAACCAAGTTGGAAAACACGATTTTAACCCGTGGTTTCAAATATGCTTTTGTGGCATGGAAGGATGAGACCGGCCAGAGATGGATTGTGGATGCACACCGGAGAAAAAAAGTGCTGGCTAACCTTCAAAACAAAGGATTTACCATTCCCAATATTCCCTATTATTTAATCCAGGCAAAAGACAAAAAAGAAGCGGTTGAAGAAATAGCTTTCGTAAACAGTCACTATGCAGACATAAACCCCAATTCAAGCCTGTTTGATGATTATGGTATTGATCTGGGGGTTTTGGATATTGAGTTGCCTGAATTCTTTGATGAAGAACCTGAAGTTATGGGAAAGCCAGGGTTGACAGAAGACGATGCCATTCCAGAGGAAGTTGAACCAGTATGCAAGGAGGGTGATATTTGGCAACTTGGAGACCATCGGCTATTATGTGGTGATTCAACCGATGCTGAACTAATAAAGAGTTTTGCAAGAGATGTTCGATTTGATCAAGTTGTTACTGATCCTCCATATAACATCGATTATGAAGGAAAAACAAAGGATAAACTCAAAATTAAAAATGACAAACTTGGAGATGAAGAATTCTATAATTTCCTTTTGGACTTTTACAAGGCAACATTTCAGGTAACCAAAGAAGGAGCATCGTATTACGTTTTTCACTCCGATTCATTTGGACATCATTTCAGACGGGCTTTTATTGAATCAGGTCATAAGCTTTCTGCCTGTCTTATTTGGGTTAAGAACAGCTTTGTTCTTGGACGAAGCGATTATCATTGGAGGCATGAGCCAATTTTGTACGGATGGAAGAAAGGAGCTTCTCATTCATGGTATTCTAATCGAAAGCAGTCTACAATTTTAGAGTTTGATAAACCATTAAGAAATGATGATCACCCGACCATGAAACCTGTAAGCCTTTTGGTTTACCTGATTTACAATAATTCAAAAGCAGGGGATATCGTATATGACCCATTCTTAGGTTCAGGATCAACTCTAATTGCCTGTGAAAAGACTCAAAGGAATTGCTATGGTATTGAGTTGGATCCTAAATACTGCGATGTCATAGTCAAAAGATGGGAGGATTTCACGGGATTAAAATCTGAACTAATAAATCCTAGAGATGAAAACTGAAAAAAAAGAAGGTGGACAACCCGGCAACAAAAATGCCGAAAAGTGGACAGAAGAGAAAGCTATTGAACTTGGTGAGGAACTTATCGCTTGGATGAGACCAAGCATAAACGAAAAAGGTCGGGATGTGAACGCGGCTAATATCTTTGTTCAGGACTTTCTAGTTATTTACAAGGGATTATACAAAGATTTACTCGAATATTTAGCTGAAAAATATGAGTCGTTTTCCGATTTAAAAAAAACATCCAAAGAAATTCAGGAAGCAAAGCTTTGGAAATATGGAACTGCAAACAAACTCAACCCAACATTAACCATCTTCGCATTGAAGAATTTTCACAATGCATCTGACAAAATACAACACGAAGTAACTGCAGTGCTTCCGGTACAAACCACATTCACTGTAAGGAAATGAGTGAAATAAAACAAATATCACTCTCCGAACCCCAGATATTCATTCTTGAATCAGGGAAGGAGATCAATTTGTTTGAGGCCGGAGTTGGATCAGGGAAGACTCACCTTGCCGGGATTATATCTTACAGGTTTGTGGAGCATTTCCCGCAGGTTAAAGGATTCATTGGAGCCAATACCTACGATCAGTTGAACACCTCCACACTATTCCGAATCAGGGAGGTGTGGAAGGAGTACTTTGGATTGTACGAAGATGTGCATTACGTTGTAGGAAAGCAACCTCCGGCACATTTCAAACAAGACAATCATAACTTTGATTCGTACAACAACATTATTTCGTTTGTCAACGGAGCAATTGTCTTTAAAGGCTCGCTTGAGAATGCCAAGAGCCATGACGGTAAAGAATTCGCCTGGGCTATATTGGATGAAACAAAGGATACCAGGGAGGAAGATGTGAAAGAAATTATTCTGGCCAGGTTGCGTGAGCAGGGTATCATTGTCAACGGAAAGCCATTTAACCCGTTATACATTACCACATCACCAGCCAAAGTGGAGTGGCTGAATAAGTGGTTCAATCTCGATGAGTACGAGCATGAGATATTAAAAAGCATTTTCTCTAAAACAGAATTTTTTAAAAAAGAGTTTAGTGATAAGTGCATCGCCATATCTTCAACATACCACAACGATGCAAACCTGCCGCCTGGATACATCGAAAAGATTTTAAATAACAACACCAAGGAGAATGCCGAAAGGTTGATCTATGCCAATCCATTCTCCCGCACCGGTGGAGAGTTCTATAGTTCGTTTAACAGGCAATCACATTCGGGAAATGTACCATACTTACCAGATGTAGCCGTACACCTCACTTTCGACCAGAATGTGGTACCATACGTTACAATGTGTTGTTGGCAGGTAATCAAGGACGGAAACATACTTGAATTGAGACAGTTTAACGAGTTCTGTTTGAGTAATCCTAAGAACTCTACCGAGAAGGTATGCGAAGAATTTAAAAGGAAATACGATGGCCTGGTTGAAAATATATTCTATTACGGTGACCCATCCGGGAAAAAACAAGACACCAGAGGAAAAGAAAATGATTATGATATCGTTCGTAGGGTACTCCGTAAAATGCTTAACAACTCATCCGATCGCACAACAAGGGCTTACCCGGGTGTGATAAAACGCAGAGACTTTATCAACAATATTTTTGATGGTAGGTATGAGGTTAAAATAATAATTGACCGCGATAATTGCCCCAACTCCATCACCGACTATGTTTACTTAAAGCAGGATCGCGATGGGAAGAAACTCAAAGAGATTGTAAAGGACAAAGTCACCGGGCAAAAATATGAGAAATACGGCCATACATCGGATGCCAATGATTATTTCATTACCAAATTATTAGAACCAGAGTTTGATCAATTCGACAATAGATGAAAACATTAATTGCAACAAAAATATTTATTAAAAGTGTGAATCTCAGGTTCAAAAGAGACTGGGCAAAACGTATGAATGTAAACAAATACGGTGGTCTGGCAAGCGATATAATGAATGACTATCGTGCTAAACACCCCAAAGCAACACATCGCATGGCCACCAGGCACGTGGAACGTGAATTGAAAAAAATAATGAAAAAGGATAAAGAACTTAAAAACTGAGACATTATGAAAACCATGTTTCTAATACTTTTCGGGCAAACCTTAGGTTTGATAAAATTTGCAGATGGAGATCCCGATCCCATCAGAATGAGGCTATACGATGTCGTGGCCAGAAACCTAACCCATAAGTGGTACAAAAGAACTGTTGAGAAAGCATCACTTTATGAGAAACTGATCACCGGTGAGGGAATGGACACGCTTCTTCGCAGGTTTACAAAAAGGGAAACAGAACCTCTTTTTAATCAGCGCAAAGAGATCACGCAGCACATTATACAGGCCGTATGCAAAAACCTGATGGACGTGAGCTACAAACTTCCAAGGTCAACATCCAAGATACGTGTGTTGACCTACAGCGGCGAAACTCCCGAGGATAAAGCCAAGAATCTTGAGGCCATTCTCAGAGAGTTCTGGGGTGATCAATCTATTGATGATTGGTTTGCCACACGGTTCATTGAACTGAACTATATGGACCCGAATACTTTCGTGGTGACTGAATTTGGCGAGTTTGATGCAAACAAAGAACATGCTCATCCATATCCGTTTGAAGTAACATCGTCAATGGCAGTCGACTATCAATATGTTAACAATGTATTGGAATACTTGATAGTTAAACAATCTATCGTTCTCAATGTTGACAACCAGGAGATCACCGAAGAGGAAATAAAAGGAAAGCCAGCGACAAAAAGGGAGAGAACTAAAACAGGTGAAAAATACCTCCTTTACAAAAAGGATGATTCTCTTGTACTCACCGAGATAATAGATAAAGACGTTATTTCAAAGTTTGCTCAGTCTGATGACCGGGTAGAAAAAGTAATTTTTGGTAAAAATTATGTCAGATTAAACCAAAAGGTATACGAAATACACGAGCCAAAACCATACAAGCTTGG